CCTATCGCTCTTCAGCTGTTGGTTCGCATGTATTTCTTGCCTATTGTAAGGATAATCCAGTGTGTGCCTTTAGAGTCAGAATGTCTTGTTGGAGTAAATGCTGAAGGACCTGAATGGGAGCAACTGAATGAGTATATGGTTTCAAAGGGCCCTAATATTTTAGCCGGTGATTATAGTAAGTATGACCAGCGGATGCCCGCTCAATTGGTTATAGCCGCTTTCGATGTGCTTTTATGGATTGCACAACATTTGTGTCATTATAATGCTGATGCTTTAACGATTATGCGAGGGATAGTTGGAGAAATAGCTTTTCCACTTATGTCATATAATGGTGATTTAATCCAGTTGTTCGGATCGAATCCCTCTGGTCAAAATCTCACAGTTGTAATTAATTCCATCGCTAATGTGTTACTTATGCGAGCTTGTTATTATAGCATTTATGTTGATGATGTGTCTCGACTTTGTTTTCGCCAGTATTGCGCTATTTGCACCTATGGTGATGATGTTAAAGGGTCGGTAGCTGCGGAACGAAGAGGTTTTAATCACCTCTCATATGCCAACTTTTTGAAAGAGTTTGACATTGTTTTTACAATGCCCGACAAAGAGTCAATAGCCACGGAGTATATGGACGAGGATGATGCTGATTTCCTTAAGCGATCTAACCGTTATCATGTAGATTTGGAGGCTAATGTGGGTGTTTTAGCAGAAGCGTCTATCTTTAAACGCCTTCATAGTCATCTGTTGTCATCAGAGCTTTCACTCGAGATGCAGTCTGCCGCTAATATAGATAGTTCGTTACATGATTGGTTTTATTATGGTAGGGAGGTTTATGACTATCGTCGAGCGCAATTAAAAGAAGTTGCTCAACGTGCTGGCATTCTGCACCTGTGTAGGGGCTTTTCATATTCATATGATGAGCGAGTGCAGAGGTGGAAGGCTAAGTATCGTCCTGATGAGGATGATATATCCACTATATCGTAGTGGAGCCCGAGTAGGGACCTCGTTAAAAGTCTCCCCCCGTCACTCCATGTGGGTTAAGTTTAAGAGAGTAGTGTGTATATGGTTACCGTGTTTGTATATATGTTTGTATGTTTCAAAATATTAAATATAGGCTTTGCACATTTAGACAGCTGTAGTGGCTACTCCTATTTAGGAGGGTTTCGTCAACCGTTGAAATATTCATTGTGAGCAGGATAGAGTCGTCCGTTTGCGATTACAATGACTTACTACAACTAATAATATAGATAGCTCAATCTTATATGAGCAATCCGGTGCTGTTAAAATAACTAAGCACCAAACTCATCAAAATGTCAAGTTTGTTGATGGA